AAACAACAATTAGAAGTATTGATGAAAGAGGTTGTGGGGTTTATCAAAGACGGAGATACGGCCGTTCAGATTATTCCTATGCTAAAAGAGTATTTAGAAATCAATGTTAAGAACGACGAACAATTAGTTAAATTAGCCACGGTCGTTCAAAGAATTATGGCAGCTGAAAAACGAGTATCAGATTCAGGAGAAGAGTTCGGTTTATCAGACGCAGAAAAAGAACAATTGATGAACGCAATAGAATCAGATGTTCAAGAGTTACAAATCAAGAAAGACGAAATAGAGTCAAGTATAAGTAAGGAAAATTAAATGGCATATAGTGTGTCCAACGCAGGTTCTGGTGTTGATAAAACTTTTGATAATTCATTTATCACACGAAATGAATTGTATGCAATATTAGACCAACTAAAAGAAGAAACAGAATTTTATGAATTAGAGATTTTTGAAGTCGTTGAAAGCAGTTCAGATGACAATGATTTATTACCAGGTGAGGTAATTGGTAGATATGTATTTTCTGAACAAGGTGATTCGATTGAAGAAGTTGAGGATAGAACTTTTTTACCATTAAATCCAAATATAATTCAATATCCTTTACGAGGCGAATTATGTGTTGGTATGTCTTATAAAGGACAACAATATTATTTGTCAAGATTAAGTGAAGATTTAACTGACGTTAATTACAAGAAATTTAATGAAAGCACCATTAGTGATAATTTAACATCAGACTTTTCACAAGGTAGTTATTTTAGAGATTTAAGACCAGTCAGACCTGACATTAATGAGGGTGATACTTTAATACAAGGTAGGTTTGGTAATTATATAAATTTGACGAGCGCTCAAAATGTAGGCGTAGAGGATTCATCAACAATAACAATTAATAATAGAAATTCAATTATTGATTTACAATCAACGAGTAATGATGGACTTATTAATATAGATTCTAATTTGATTTCTATAAATGCAAAACAAGATGTTCTTGTTTTTGCAGAAAACAATGTTAATATAAGTGGTTCTTTTTTAAATGTTGATACAACTGATATTTTTATTGATAAAAATAATATTAAACTTAATTCTTCAGAACAAGTTAAAATCAATTCTTCAAAAATAGATATTGGTTCAGATTCACTTGTTCCTGCGGTGTTGGGAAATAAAGATTTAATCAAAGCAATAGATGCAATTTTAACTATGTTGATATCCGCTAATCAAACAGAAATAGGTGCTCAATTAGCCAGACCAGTTCCTAATACAATAAAGATAGCAGAACTGACTGAGGAAAATGTAGAATTAAATAAAATTAAAAGTGGCAAAACTTATTTAAGTAAAAAAGTAAATGTAGAATAGGAGTAATAATGAATAAAAAAGAGTTAATAAAAATAATAGAATTAGTTGTCCGTAAAGAAGTTAAAAAACAGATGACTGAGATATTTATTAATGACGAAAAAGAAATGAGTTTATCGGAAACTATTTCTAAACCAACACCTAAAAAGGTAAACAAAAAACCTAAAAAACAATACACGAAAAACAAAGTGTTGAACGAAGTATTAAATAACACTAAACCATTAGGAACATCAGAAACAGATGAGTATCCAAGTTTGGGCGGTGGTGTATTAGGTTCTGACAATATGGCAGAAGTATTAGGTTATGGAGACTTAGGTAAAGGGCAGAATAAAGAAAAAGCTAGAGAAATGGCAGCAGTTGATTCAATCAAGAAAGCTGGTGTAAATGTAGACCAAGTGCCAGAAGATGTTCAAAATGCACTAACTCGTGATTATTCTGGTTTGATGAAAGCAATAAATAAAAAGAAAAGTGGTGAAGGTAATTATAGACCTTAATAAAAAATGGCAAGAAGCGTAAGAGAAATAGATAGAAATGAAGACAAGTATGTTGGAATAGGATTTCCATTGGACCATAGTCCAGAGGGATTTTTCTACAAAACAAAAACTGTCTTAGAACAAGCGAAAGCTAATTTACAAAACTTGTTATTAACAACACCAGGTGAAAGAATAATGCAACCAGAATTCGGCTCACAATTGAAATTTATTGTGTTTGAGCAGGGAGAAAATATTCCAGATAGAATTGAGGAAGCTATTAATTCAGCGGTTGATAAACATTTAGCGTATATTAACATTGAAAATGTTTTTACCACACAACAAGACAATCAACTTAATGTTTCAATTGAGTTTTCAGTGCCTTTGAATCCTGACGATATTGAAGTATTGAATTTTGATTTTAGAATTGGAGATTAAAAATGCCAGATTACGGTACAAATAAAAAGTTAGTTAGTAAAGATGTAAATTATCTCGGTAGAGATTTTACTGATATAAGAGAAAATCTTATAGAGTTTGCGAAAAATTATTTTCCAAATCAATATAATGATTTCAATGAAGCATCACCAGGTATGATGTTTGTTGAGATGGCGTCTTATGTTGGAGATGTATTGAATTACTATGTTGATAATCAATTTAGAGAAACACTTTTACAATTTGCAGAAGAAAGAAAAAATGTATTAGCGATTGCACAATCTTATGGATACAAACCTAAATTGGCAACACCAGCATCAGTTGAATTAACTGTAAGTGTTGAGGTTCCAGCGAAGGTTAATGGTTCTGACTATAAACCGGATTTAGACTATGCAGGTGTATTGAGTGCTAACTCAACCGTAACAGCGGACAATGGAACAGAATTTACTTTATTAGATGATGTCAATTTCAAAGCGTCAAGTTCATTAGATAGAATGAAAGTTGAATTGTTGGACCAACAATCAGGAGCAATACCAACACTTTTTAGATTAACTAAAAAAGTAATAGCACAATCTGGCACAAGAGAATCAGAAGAATTTACATTTGCAAATGCAAAAGAATTTGATAAGATAGTTTTGTCTAATGAAAAAATAACAGAAATTATATCAGTAACGGATAGTTCAAATAACAAATATTATCAAGTTCCATTTTTAGCACAAGATACAATTTTTGAAACAGAACAAAATACAACATTAAATGACCCTGACTTAGGCGAGTTTGAAACAGACACACCTTACTTGTTAAAATTAATTAAGTCATCAAGAAGATTTACAACTTATGTTCGTGATGATAATAAAATGGAATTAAGATTTGGTTCAGGTATTAGCGATAACGCAGATGAAGAAATAATTCCAAATCCAGATAATGTTGGTTCATCATTAGGTCAAGGTGTTTCAAGATTAGATGAATCGTTTGACCCAAGTAATTTCTTGAAAACTCAAACATTTGGATTAGCACCAAGTAATACCACTTTGACGGTGGTTTACAATTATGGTGGCGCAGTTGAACACAATGTAGCAAGTAATAGTATTATAAGTTTTACAAGAAAAGTTTATACCATATCTACTGAGGGATTGGATGCTACTAAGAAATCTACTTCAGAAGCTAGTCTTAAAATTACAAATGAATCACCAGCATCAGGTGGTTCATCAACAGAAACTCTTATACAAGTAAAAGAAAACGCTGCAGCATATTTCAACGCACAAAATAGAGCGGTTACAAAAGCAGACTATATTACAAGAGCTTATTCATTACCACAAAAATATGGTAATATCGCAAAGGCATATATTGTTCAAGATGAACAATTAGAAACTGACGGACAATTACAAGTTATTGACGGACAAGTTATCGATACAAGAACAGCTACAAAACAACCTAATCCATTAGCGTTAAATATGTATTTGTTAGGATATAACGCAGATAAAAAATTAGTAGCGTTAAACAGAGCAGTAAAACAAAATTTAAAAATATATCTTTCACAATATAGAATATTAACAGATGCAATTAATATAAAAGACGGATATGTTATTAACATTGGTGTTAAGTTTAATATTATTGTGAAAAGAGGTTATAATAAAAATGATGTATTGTTTAAATCAATACAAAAGGTAAAAGAATTTTTTGCACCAGATAAATGGCAAATTAATCAACCAATAGTATTGAGTGATTTAGCATATCAAATTTCATTGGTGGACGGAGTAGTATCGTTAGTTCCACCAGAAGTTAATAATCCAAATAGAGACTTAATATTAATTGAGAATAAAAATTCTTCCGTTAATGGTTCAGATTATAGTGGTAATATTTATGATTTAAGAACTGCATCGCAAGAGGGTGTAATTTATCCTTCATTAGACCCAAGTATATTTGAATTAAAAAAACCTAATAGTGATATTGAGGGTAAAGTAGTGGGAGATAGATAATGCATTATTTTGAGTTTGGTAAAAGAGACGCAACGATTTATTCAGGTGGAACAACCGCTTCAGTAAATACAGGATTTGATGAAATATTAGAAATCAATAAAGTTGTAAATAATAATGGTACGGTAGGAAATGTATCAAGAGTATTAATTGACTTTGATTTGTCTTATATATCACAATCTATTATGGACGGAAAAATTCCTTCCACCGCAAAATATTATTTAAATTTATTTGACGCAACATCAGAAGAAGTTGAAGCATCACAATCTATTCATATTTATATGGTTAGTGGTAGTTGGAAACAAGGAACAGGAAAACTTGACCACGACCCCGTAACATCAGACGGAGTAAGTTATCAATATAGAGACCACGATGCTAAGACGCCTTGGGTGACGGGTTCAGTATTGACTGATGGAGGAACTTGGTTTACTGCAAGTGTTGATTCTAATCAAGAATATGGTATTAGTTCTTCATATGATATTTCATTTGATAGAAAAGATATTAGAGCAGATGTTTCAGATATGGTTAACAACTTTATATATTCAAGTTCAGTATACCCGAACAACGGCTTTATTCTCAAAAGAGAAGATAGTGGTTCTTATGGTAATAATACTGCTACATCAAGTTTTGGATTTGACTCTGGTCAAGAGGGAGATAGCACAAGATTAGGTAATCTAAAATATTTCTCAAGAGAAACACATACAATCTATCCACCTAAATTAGAAGTAGTATGGGACGATAGTTCTTGGAATTCAGGAAGTTTATCAGCATTATCTGCAACAGATTTAGAAAGACTAAAAATTTATTTCAAAAATCTAAGACCAGAATATAAAGAAAAGT